ATTTCTTCAACCATTGAAGCAACTTTGTTTACTTCACGTGGTTTGTAGTTAAATAATCCTTCAACGCTGAACCCGGCAATTTCGCCATTTTTAACCTTTTGCCACGCTTCTTCGTTGTCAACAATCATTGACCCGAACCAACTTCCAACCGGTGCGTCTTCAAATCCTTTCATTGGCATAATACCACGCGAAGGGTCTGAAATAAAGCTTTCAAATAATGTAACACCTTCAAATTGTGCGTTTGAATCGTGCATTAAATTGACGTTACTTTGAAAACCCTTCTTAAAAAACTTCTGAACAATTTTAAGAATAGTGTCTTTACTAAAAGCAACATAATAATCGCCATATGTAGAATCGCTGCGAAAAATAGGACTGTCAGCCAACATAATAGCACCACTAATAATACGACGGTCTTCATTTGCAATTTCAAATTTTTGTCTTTTATTAAATGCGTTCCAATTCTTTTGGATTGCGGGACGGTCAACCAATGCAATAAAATCAACCTGTGCGTCGTCATTTATGTCTTCTGTAATATCCAACATAAAAATTGGTAAATCTGTATTCATAACACTAAATAGTTTATTTTTTAATAATTATCGTTTATTCAAATCGCGCCCTGTTTTGAATGTCTGCGTCACGGCTTTGTGCGTCTGTAATGTCACGTTCAACAACGTATGCACGAATTGCACCACCACCACCGCCGCCGCCTGTGTCACCGCCGCCACCACCACCTAAAGACGGCGTTCCGCCACCGCCTAAAGACGGCATTGACCCGCCACCACCTGTTGAAGGTGCGCCCGGTGAAGGAATGTCAACAAAGCCGGGTTCAGAAGAACCGCCCGGAACTTCAGGCGCTTTAACCGCTAAAATGGCTTTAACATTCTTTAAACCCGCAGCAATTGCCGCAGCCGCAGCAACCGCACCCAAAACCGGACCGACAACAGGAATACCCGCCAAAGACTTAAATGCCGCCGTTGCTGACATATAAGTATCAATTGTTGTTGCAGCAATCGCAGCCGCCTTACCTGCAACCGTATGTTCCCCAATTGCCTTTGCTGCGTTCTTTAATGTTGAACTAATCTTTTGTGCGTTTTCTGCACGTGCAGCCGCTTCTTTTTTGCTAATTTCAACCCTTGCGTCGCTTAATTCCTTTTCAGTTTTGGTATATGTTTCAGCATCAATTTTACCTTCTTTTAAAAGTTTTTTATTTAATGCCAATGCGTCGTCAACACCTTTTTTCCTTGCTTCGTATGAAAGGTTTTCATTATTAACAATAGAATCCAAACGTTCCTGTTCTTTGTCGTCAGCTTCTTTTACATATTTTGCGTCAATTTCAGCAACTTCAGCGCCATATTTTTCACGTAAAGCGGCAACCATTTTACCCTTCTGTTCTTCTGTGTAATCCGCATTGTCAAGTACCTTTTTAGTTTCAGCTTCCAAAGCTTCGTCCAATGCAGCAATTTCCTTTTCTTTGCCTTCTTTTAATTTAGCAACACGTGCTTCTGATAATGTCGCTTGTAAATCTTCTTCAAACTTTTTATCCTTTTCAGCGCGGTCAGCTTTTATTTGGTCGTCAATTGCCTTAACTTCTAATTGATAAGCTTCTTCTGTTGCCTTCTTTAATTCGTTCTTTGTTTTTGTATCAACCTTTAAAGCGTCAATTTCAGCAACACGCGCTTTCATATTTATTTCAGCCTGTTTCTTTGCCTTGTCGTCTTCTGAAGTTATTTCAGCCAATGCCTTTTCATTCTGAAGGTCAACAAGCATTTTGTCAGCCGTCTTTTTGTCTGCAATAGCTTGTTTATTATCTTCTTCACGTTTCTTTTTAGCATCTTCAGCCGCTTTTTTATTATCGTCAGCAATCTTTTTATTATAGTCAGCCGTCAAAACCAATTGTTCAGTCTTTAAACTTCTGAATTGTTTTGCTTCTTCTTCTGTTAAACTACCTTTAGTTTTTAAGCTTTCACGTAAAGTTGAAAGTTCATTTTCAACCCTTTGTTTTCCTAAATCGTAAATTTCCTTTTCTGAACCGCCTTGCGCCTTTAATACTTTAATACGATTTTCAATATCTTCGTTTGCTCGTTTATTTGATGCCGATAATTTATCTAAATTGCGTTGCGCTTCACTTGTAACCCCAATAAAGTCTGTAAATTGTTCAACTAAACTTCCAATACCATTTGCCAAAGCACCCAAAGGACTGCTTTTAATCCATTTTGAAATTGCGTCAAAGTTATTTATTACTTCACCCAATAAAACAACCAATGCACCAATACCGGTTGCAACAATTGCACCCTTTAAAACTTTAAATCCTGTTGAAGTTGTTTCAACTGATATCCCAAACGAACGTTGCACCGCCGCAGCCGTTTTTGTTGCTGCGTTGTTTAATTCCTGAAACGTCGTTGTACTTTTAATAACCGCGCCCAATTGTTTGAACGAATCCACACTTTCACCAACCGCCTGTAAACCTTGCGACAATGCCATTGCTGCATTCACCTTCAATAAAGCTTTTTCAACGTCTTTATTCTCATTGCCAAACAAAGCCATTGCACCCTGAAGCGCACTAAATCCACCTGCAACACCTGCCAATGAAGAAGCAACCGCCTTAAATTTCGCGTCCGGGTTAAACGCATCTGTTAACGCCTTTGCGTCACCAATACGGTCTTTTAAGTCAGCCGCACGTTTAGCCGCGTTAATAGCTTCTTTTGAAGTCGCGCCAAACTTGTCAGCCATTAAACCAACGTCTGCCTGTGCTTCTTTTAATTGCGTTCTTAAACTTTTAACCGACTTGTCTGTTTCGTCAAATGCTTTGTCTAATAATTGAACGTCCTGCGCAGCCTGTGCCGCGTTGGTGGTGACGTTTATCCCAATAGTTTCTTCTACCATTAATTAGTGTTTATTACTTTTAATAAATTGACAAGCGTTGTCCTGTATGCCGTCGGGTCGTAAGATTCAATTTTATTTAATCTAAATAATACGCCATTAATCCAAATATATTTGCTGAAATCCAAATTGTAAATGTCAAGTGTCGTTAAATAAACGCGACAAGCCAATAACTTTGATTCCATATCTGTAATTTCCAAAATGTACGGTTTATTGTACGTATTGAATAAATTATTTGTCGGGTAAATTGACGCAGGAAATTGCAATTCCTTTGGTGCGCCAAAATTCAAGTCAACAGTCGGGTTCGTTGGGTCGTCCAAATGTCCGGCATATCCGTAAACGTTTAAATTAGCTAAATTCCCGCCGCCACCTGTTTCACCTGCTTTTATATGCCACGTATGGTCAATAGATAATTTTTTAGCCATTAAAATACGAATAACAGAATCCATTGAATCTTCCTGCGAATTATTATTTGACAATTTAAATATTGTTGTATAATATTTATCAATGTGCGCGTGATTCTGTGGTTGAAATAATACAGAAGGCGCAAAGATAATTTGAGTTGAAGCCGTATCTTTTACAAAATCAAATTCAGAATCATATAAATAATCGCCATACGTTTGACCGTACTTTTTTAAATAGTTATCATTATAATAATCTGTGTCAGGCGTGTATTTATACGCATAATAACGCGCATTTAACTGTGACATTGGTTTAATTGACATTGTTGAACCTGTATCAATCTTTTGTGACCAATCAATTGAATTGGTTACTGCGTCAGAATAAAAATCAATATAAGGCGCAATATTAATCTGTTTATCGTTTATATTATCTTGATAAACGTACAAATTAAACATTTTACATATTGAAAGGAAAAAATCCTTTTGGAAAATACCCTTTGGTAAATTGTTATTCATTGAAACAGTACCATTATAAGCAACCGTTGCTAATTGCGCAGCCAATTGAGTAAATGTAAAGTTTGCATTTGAAACGTTTACAATATAAGTATTCGCAGTAACGGGAACACTTAATTCAATACGCACTTGATTCGTGTTTGCAATTTCACCTGTCCAATCAATATTGAAAGTAAAAGGGTTATTTGCTGAACTTGTATTTTGAACCAATGTTTGAACTGCAACACCCGCAACATATAAAGTCGCAGTAATTGACGAAGCGGCGTCAGTTTGATAAACGCCTGTTATTGTAGCCAATGCATTAACTGTCTTTGCGCCGTCAGTATAAGTAAAAATGCTTTTTCCTGCATTTTCTGTGAAATTAAGTAAAGTCGTATTATCAAAAGACAAATTTGCATTTCGCGCCGTTGGTGTATTACTGTTTAAAATTGTTTTTGTTGCACTAATCGTGCCTAATATAAATCTGTCATTCGTACCTTGAATTCCCTGACTATTATTTGGAATTATTAATTTTTTGAAAAAGTCACTATTAAAAAAGTCACAATTTAAACTGTACGAAGTACCTTCAAATATCTTTTCAATATATTCCTTTACGTATAATGCCGGTCTAAATGTGTAAACGCTAAAATCGTCCTTATTTGTTGAAACGTTACCGTAATCAATCAATGGATAATAATAGCCTGAACCGTTTATTGTATTCCAACTGTTTGTTATACTTGTCACATTCCACGTATGGTTGTATTCGCTAAAATCCAAATCTTCTAAACGCCTATTTCCCAATTCTGTAATAAATCCACCTAATTCACCAAACACCGCACATTGGTATTCAATAATACCCTTATTCATAACAATTTCAAGGATACGAATAACGCCCTTAAATATCTGTATTTTATCAATAAATACTTCGCATTTTGCAGCCTGTGCAGGTGTAAAGTTTGCGTTTACATTTGGTAAATCCGCATTATATTCTGTTGAAGTACCTAAATCAAAAGCAAACCCCAATATTTTATTATTAGTTGCGGTTGCAGGGATTGATATTGTACGACTGAACGAAGTATTACGGCTTCCAAAGTCGCGCACGTCGTCAATTGTGTACGTGAAATCTGTTCCAATGTCCTTCAACAAATCAATTAATTGGTCTTCAATATAAATTTCGGTTCTAATCATTATCTGTATTGACTGTTTAAATATTTACCAACTTCAACTTCAATATCAAAATTAAATAAGCCGTCAGCAATTGTATATTTATATTGATAATTGTTGTTTCTTATTGTAACCGGGAAAAATGCGCCTTGCACTTCCATATAAACAATCGGTGACGCTATTAATTGCGCCAACCACGCGTAATCCATATCGTTCACCCAATCGCTTGTTAACATATAGTAATCGGTATGTTCAATCGCGAAATTATACGTTGTTTCATTGTATTTGTTGTACGCATCAATATTTTTCATTTGACCGCCTGACAATTTATAAGGATTGCGTCTGTATGAAGAACGGTTGAATTCGCTTCGTCTTTTGTTTACCAATCTGAACGCCATTGTATCATATCCGCCCAACCTATTAAGAAAATGAAGGTTGTATTGTCTGTATTTAGGGTTGCAAACTTGTCTGAATTTTAAAACCCTTGTCACCGCAGCGCCTAAAGTAATATAAACATTGTACCCATAAGTATTTTGTGTAATAACTTCAGAACCAATAAACGCATTAATTGCCGCAGCCTGAAAATTGAACAGGTTAAATTGTCCTGCCATTGTAATATTTCCACTAACCGCAGTTCCAAAAGTTCCGTCTTCGTTTGCAGGTTGAACCCAAAGTTTATACGAACCGCCGGTAATCTTTAAAAATGTAATAAAAAATTGGTCGCCGTATTCAATTGGAATATCTGAATTGTCCCTATCTGACAACCAATCGTCCGTGTAATTCTCAATTAATAAATTATCATAGTAATTTGACAATACCAAAGGAATGTCGCCGTTTTCTGTGAATATGTCACCGAACAATGGCGCGTAATAATTATACGCTGAATAAGAACCTGAAGCCAAATTAGCAATAACCGCACCACTTACTTCTTCGCCAATACGAACCTGATAATCCACCTTTATTTTGTCATTTGAAGCCATTAAAACCGTCGTACCTGAAGGTTCAAAATAATTGGTCACGTATGCACGAACCATTGGTGATGCATTAAATACGCCATAACTTCCGTCGGCTGAAGGTGAAGGGAATACCTTGTTTCGGCTAACCTGTGCGCCATTTATGTAAATATCGTAAACGAATTTAAAGTTTGTAACCCCAACATTTGTTGAAGACGCTACAAACCAAAGGTCGTCGTGCATACTTGGGAACGTAGCCGGTTGACTATTTATTGTTATTGCCATTGTTTGATTCTATTTTATTTCCAATTTGTCTAATTTGTAAAAGAACGTCACCGCCAAAAGCTTCTGCCATTGTTGTAAAAAATTCCTTATTAAATACTGTTTTTATTGCGTTGTCAAAATACGAAGTTGTACGTAAACCGTCCCTTTTTATTGCTGAAGCGGTTGCGTATGCTAAAGCTTTTAATGAAGTCGCTTTATTGACTGCCTGTTTAATCTTTTTGCTTTTCCTTTGTGTCTTGCTTAACTTCTTTGTTTGTGTTTCGTTTATACTCTTTGCCTTACCTAACCTGTACCATTGCAAAATTGACGTTGCCATTTTTTTATTTGGATACGCAGTTTTGTATTGATATGGTGAATCTGAAGAAACTTTTTTAGGCTTTGCATTTTTGCCACCTGCACCACGAACCCCCTTATTTACAAAATCATAATAAACCGCAGCCGGGTTATCCTTATCGTAACCCAACCACATTTCGTAATCATTTCCAAACTTTGTGACCTTTGGCACAACCAAATCGCCAATTTTACCTGAAGCAATTGAACCGCTTTTTGTCAGGTTCTTTTGTACTTCGTCGTTAAATTGTTTACCGTAGAAAATAAGCATCTGTTCAGCAATAGGGAATTCAGTCGGGTCAATAACGTTGTATTGTTCACCGATTGTTTTTAAAAAACCTTCCCTTAATGCTTTTGCCTGTGCTTTGGCTTCACTCATACCATTAAATAGGTAAATTGGTTCTAAATACCGCACAAAAAACCCCGTGTAAAAACACAGGGTAATTTTCGCTTATTTCAATAAAAAACACAACTGCCTTATTTAATCCGCTTCGCCTGTTCCCGGTCGTAAGCATTTTTTGATTTCAGGTAAGCCATTGTATTCAAAAATTCAATGGTTTTCATTTCAAAAGCTTCCGAAGTTCTGATATTTTCGTGTTCGGCAACAAGTTTGGCGGTATAATGCCACCCGTAGATTCGCATAAAAGCAGCAACACCGAATCCGCTTGTTCCGTCGTCATTCCCGCCGTCGTCATTTCCGTTTTCATATAATCCCGCGTAATTTCTATCCAATTTCTGTAAACTTGATAAAAAAAAACCAACGAATGATAAACGTGTATAAAATTCGCTTCCTGCATATCCGCAGCGTATTCTTCGTGTTTACTTGCGTCGTACTTGTCGTCAATCCATTTGCCGTACCAATTTTTTTTCTGCGGGATAACCATTGACGCAGCTATTTTGTGCAAGTTACCTAATGTGTCTGTACTAAATACCTTGCTTTCAATATAACGCGCTGACGGCATATTTTTAATGTCGTAGTTTATTCGGTATCTTTTGCCGTTGGTTGTAATATAGTCAACCGGCTTCCCTTCAATTGGTTCGTCTAAAAATGCCAAATCTTTGCGCAGTTCTTTTAAGTCTTCAATGCCTAAACTGTCAATTTGATATTCGGTTAAACCTGTGACAATGCACAATAATTTAACTTCCTTATCCAATTCTGTCCAATCCTTATTCGGGTTTGTTATTATTGGCATCAATTGTTGATATTGCCAAAGGGTCAGTTCGTTCCATTTCATAATTCAAAGTTAAGTCTTTTTTCTGATAAGGACAATGCCGACAACCATTTTTGCAGCAATACCCCCTTTTTAAATGATATTCTTCTGTAAATACCTTAAATCCGTTTTCTAAATAGTAATCCATTTTTTTAATCCGTTAGCACTTGACATAATTGCGTCAGCGCGTTGCGTTAAGCTTTCAATTTGCCCGTTTAGTTCGTCCGCGTCGTATGATATATAATAACCATTTGACGTCCCAATAACAGGCAATATTCCTTCTGACCTTATAAAGTTAACGATTTTACGCAAACGCGGTTCAGAAAATTGTTTAATTCCGTACCTTTCTTTTTGCCCGTTAATGGCTGCGACTATTTCCGCGCCTTTAATTGGGTTGGCTTTGCTTTTCAGGTTTAAACCACTGATAATTACAGGCACTAATCTTTTTTCGTCCGGCGTTAATTCGCAGGTAATTTCTTCAAAGTTTTTTATCATTGTATAAGCTTTTAAATATCCCCGCCCGTGACATAACTAAACACCCCTGTTTAAAATTGATTGTTGAATTGGACGGGGACAATGTTATTAATTAATGTCTGCCATTGCTAAATTAACCATTTTTAATTGAATCCTTAAATCTTTATTTTCCTTTTCTTTTAATCCCAATTCCTTTTCAATCTTTGCAATCCTTTCAATTAAGCATTCGTTTTCAAGGCGAAGCAAATATTCCTGACCCATTAAGTAATTATTCTTTGACATAGGTTATTTGTTTACAAGTTTATAAAATGTGGCTTTTGCCAATTCCCAAAGTATTATTATTAAAATGATTTTCATAAAATTAAAAAAGCCGCCCAAAGTTAACCCAAATTACTACGTTTGTTATTTTTTAATATTAAAAATGCTTCAGGCGGCGTAAGTTTAAATTCTGTTTATTTTGTCCTGTTCAATTTGATTGTCAGCGTCAATTTCGTCTTCGTCTTCTTCTTCCCAATCGCAATGTTCTAAACAATCCGGGCAAATATCAATTTCAGGAAAATTGGTGTGCGCACCGCAACAAGTTGAATATGGCATATTATAAGTTTTCAATTAAAGCCGTTAACAATAAAGCTACCGTAATAATCGCGAAGAACCAACCCATACCCAAAGATTCTTTGGCGTATTGCTTTTGCATTGCTGCATAATGTTCGTTTAATTTGTCCTGTTGTGTTTTTAGTCTGTTTTGCATTGTATAAGTTTTAAATGTGCGTTGGACAGTCGCACCCCTGCGGGGGATAGGTTATAATGTATTAAAATAATTAATAATTTTAGGCGTTGTTTCATAACTTCCGCCGTCTTCTGTATGTCTTTGTGAAGAAGTTGCCACGTCGTGAATTAAACCTGTTTCAAAGTTATAATGTACGTCAACAACTTCGCCGTCAAACTTACCATTCGTACAGGTATAAATATCGTGTACAATATTACGTTCTTCGTGCTTCAATGATTTTGTTGATAAATACAAGTCAAAGCCTTTTGATTCTAAAATTTCAGAAAGCTTATTTACATTCCAATTTAAAGATAAGGTTGCATTTTTCATTTACTTTTGTTTTATTGTTTCCACAAATATAACACAGGTTTTATACACATTCCAAACATTTTGCAAAGTTTTTTCTAAAATTGTGATGAACGGTAAATAATAATGATAAACGGTTAAGCGAATGCGTAACGACCATTCCCGCGTTTGACATTGTGGTTTTGCCACGCTAAAGCCAAAGCCATTACGGTATCGTCGTGGAATCCTGAAGGCGCTGAATACCTTACACCGTGTGCAGTAAACTGATATTCAAAAACGTCCAATTCGTCCACAATAACCCCTTCCGGGAATCCGATTCGTCCCTGTTGAATGGCTGACGCTAAACCTTCCATTAACTGTTGTTTGGATTGACTTGTAAACTTTAAACCTTCAATGTTTACACCTTCACGAAGCAAGTCTTCAAGTATCGGGTCGCCAACCCCTGTTGAATCCACAACAATTGGCGCAGGTGGCAACCTTTTAATTGTTTCTTTGGTATTATGCCAATCCATTTGAAAGCGGTCAAAATAAGCCACGTTGCCGTCCTTATCCAATCCAATTATAACTGTAAAATCCACAGACTTTGCAAGGTCAATACCATAACAAACAATTGGTTGCGCTGAAATAGGTTTGACGCAGCGTTTAATAAATGCGTTGCCAAAAGGGTTTGCGCTATTCTCGGACGGATTCGCCATATATTCCTGTTCAAATACAACTTCAGGTAATTGAATTCGTGCTTCGTCTATTTCGCGCGGGTTAATATGCGGGTTATCGTATGTGCTAAATTTAAAGCTTTGCCAATCGTTTTCGCCCATTTTCATAAACAGGGAATAAAAGAAGTTTTTGCCGCGTGGTGTTGAAAGGAAAACCGCCTTCCCTTCATAGTCGGTCAGCGTCGGGCGTATGCTATTATTCCAACCGTCTTCAAGGTCAGCAATAAATGCAGCTTCGTCAATAATAACCAAATGGAACTTACGACCGCGCAAATTGTCCAATCGTTCGCCGGTAAAAAATTCAATTGACCCTTCGTTGGGACAATAGATTTTCAGCTTTGAAATATTGCTTTTAAATGGTAATACTTTTGTAAGGCGTTCAAAGAATACTTGCGCCAATCCGTATGTCGGTGTTATGTATGCAACCTGTCCGCCATTTAATGCTTCTTTGATTATAAGTATTTGCGACAATTCAGACTTACCAAAACGACGTCCACACATAACAACAACAAAACGCCTTTCAGCGTCCAATATCTTTTTTTGGTTTACGTGTGGCGTTGGTAATTCAATGCGCATTTATAATTTTTCTATTTCTTTTTTAACTTCTACCCAATAGTTTAATACTTGTTTATCGTCATCAACAATATTATCTATTATCTCATCTACTGATATTAAGGCACATTGTTTAATTACTAAACGACCAACGCTTCCTTCTATTTTATAAGCTATAAGTGTCCAATATTTATCAAATAATTCTTGTGCTTTTTCTTTTGGTGTCATAGGTTTTTTTTATAAAGATATTACAAAATTGTTTTGCCGTCAACAAATACAACTTCAATTCGTGAATCCTGTTGTACGTCAACCTGTTCTTTTGGTTTGCCATATACACGTGACAAAAGCGTGTCCATTGAATAAAGACTGCCATTATTCATTGACTTAATGATTGCCTTTGCAACTGTTTTTTCCAATACCGTCGCTTCAGGGTTACCCGCAACGCTTATTAATTCATTGTCAGTCATTGACATTAAAACCTGAATTGAATCGTTTATTTCAGCTAATTTGTACCCCTGTTCTTTTAATAGGCTGACATACTTACGCGGTCGCCCGTTCGGGTTTGCCGTTTCACCTTTCTGAAGCACCTTTAATGTCCCCCCGTGTTTTTGTTTGACTATCTTTGCCATTGTAATACCTTTGTTTTACCTTCCCTGACCTTTGTACGCTTTTGGTCGTGGATTGTGTTTGTTAAAGCTTTTTTTCGCGTGTCCGCACTTTCTTTTACCGAAATTAGTCTTTTGACTGTCCCCTTTAATCTTTGCCATTTATTGCCTTTTTATGCTTATCTTTTAAATATTCCAAATGTGTCTTTGTGTCCCCCATAACGACGTGACAATAACGACAAAGCGCCATTAAGTTTTCAATCCTGTCCTTTTGTTTAGTTCCGCCCATTCCCCTTGCTTCAATATGGTGAATGTCAACCGCTTTGTTCCCGCATACTTCGCACGGAATAAAGTCTTCAATTCCGTACCCAAAGTAATCCAAATAAATTTTAGTATAATTTTTCATTAAATATGGTAAAACTAACTGCGACAAATATTAAGCCAATTGCAACTGAATTATGGAATTCTGTATTTTCGTCAATTGCTTCACCAATGTTTATGCCTAACAATATATTGCGCGGCAATAAATGAATTGAAATCCTAAAGTTATAAAACTGAATAAAGTATTCCATTATTGGTTGTCAATTTGTTTTAATTTCCTTTGCGCCCATTCAATACCTTCAGTTCCACCCCACGCGTCCCACATTAAACCGCCGCAACCTTCTTCGTATGGTACGTCTTTATTTTGTTGGTGACGCTGAAAAGACGCCATTCGTGCAATCGTATCGCGTGAAATTGGTTCTTTGTTTGCTAATTGGTTTGCCCTTGCTTTGCCAACAGGTGTTCCGCATTCACCCCAACCGTTTGTTTCTGCGTATTTTAACGCCCTTTTTGCGTTGTTTGTTGCTGCTTCCGGATAATCGGTGTATGAATCCACAAAAGCGAATTTTATACCCTTTGCGGTCGTTTTAGAATTAATCAATTCAATTTCACGGGCGTTGTTATCGTAGTGTGTACCGATTCCGTAATGTCTTATTGTTTCCCACTTATAAGCGCCATTTGTAAATTTAACCCTGCTTTTTGGAATTCCTAATTCTTCAGCTACTTTGTAAACTTCTTCACTTGCGCTTTGTTGTCTTCGTGTAACTATGTAAACTGTTTTACCTTCTGCAATTAGTTCTTTTGCTTTGTTAAATCCTTTTTCAGTCGTTAAAGTGTCGTCAAAATCAAAACTAACTTTGTTTGAATCCGCAGCGTAAGCGCCTGAAGCTAAAATTGCCGCCCAAACGCGGTTCGCCTTTTCTTCTGTATCATAAATACAAGCACCTGACCCAATTCTGTATTTCCCGTTTGAACATTTAATTACCGGCATTGCTAATTAGTTTATTGTAAATAGCAAAACGGCGTTTGTTTACTTCGTGCAGGTTGAAGTTCTTATTGCAATACTCGTACAACGCGTTCCCGTAGCTTTTACGGGCGTCAGGGTCTTTGGTTAACAACTTAATCCAATAATACCAATCCTTTTGACTATTGACGTGACAAGCGGGATAAAAACCCTTGTACGGGTGAACGTTGCTGACAATTGCCGGGTTCTTCTTTGCCGCAGTTTCAAGTACCTTCAAATTAGACTTCATTGAATTAAATTTGGAATCAATTAACGGAATAACTGAAATGTCAGAATCGCAATAAGCCGCCATATATGAAGTCACTTCATTGTAATTGTATATTTTAGGGTTCAGTTTCAATCCGTTAGTAAATGCCGCAATCATTCCGTCCCAAATTGGCTTTTCGCCTTCGTTGTACCCTGCAATTATAGTTTTAACCGGGAAATTGATTCGCTTCATTGGGTTACGTAATATTTCCATATCCTTCCCGTGCGTTCCCGAACCTGACCAAAACAAACGGACAAGTTCTGATTCTGTTTTGTAATCCTTAAATTGTTCTTCGCCGTATGGAATAGCATTTGGTAATATTTCAACATTCTGATTATATGCGTAAACTTCTTCAGCCAATCGTTCGTGCGTAACTGTGCAAAGGTCGGCAATCTTCAGCCAATTAATTATTTGTTGCGGGACGTCGTTTAAAACATATCGTTCATAAAGTATATGTGAAGGGTCAAGCTTCCAATAATCGTCGTTGTCAACTACTAATTTAAAACCGTACTTTTTGCGCCATTCAAACATTTGTTCGGGCGTTATGTTTGCCAACATACGATTCATAACAACAATGTCATAATTCCCTTCAAAAGTTTCTTCGCTTATTGTATCGGTCATTAAACAATAATCCTTCTTCATATTTACCAACGGCATCATAATCCTATGATAACCAACCCCACTTGTTTTGCTCGTAATCGCTAAAATGCGCATTTAATTAGTTTTTCATAATGATAAATTGGTTGGTATTTTTCCCAAACCGCCTGTGCGCGCATTAAACTTTCGTCCTTCATACGTCTGTATTCTGTACCGTTGCCAACGTCGTGTCCAATATGTTCTGAACTTAATTCAGGTAAATAATAATTAGTAAACCCGGCAATGATTGCGCGTTCTGCATAATCCCTATCTTGCATTCCGTAAGGGTCGTATTCGGTATTATAACCGCCAATAGTGTCAATTAATTCCCTTGTAATAAAATTATTACCAAATGGTACGTGTGTTTTATGTATTCCGTCAACCAATGGCGGCAATTCTTCAACGCAATGTATGCCAATAATCCCTGTTTTTGACACACGTTTTGAAAACATAACCCAATTTGACAACCAATTGGTTGGCAATAGTATGTCATTTGCCAATATACAAACGCCGTCGTATTCCTGTGTTATAGATAAACCAAAATTGACACCTGCGGCAATACCCCTTTTATGAAGTGACCAATTTGAATAATGCCAATTGTAATATTTTTGTATTTCGGTAAACTGTTCTTCGTCGCTTCCATTGTCAATAAGATAACAATGCGCGTCGTGACCGCTATTGTAAAAATTCCTGTCAATAACCTGTTTTGTTAGGTCTGACCTATTTTGCGTTAATAATATTACGGCTATCTTCATAACTTATGTATGTTTTACTTTCGGGTTTATCAATAATTAAACTATATTCGTTTTGTTTCATTATTTCGTTTATTTTATTCCAACCTATTGTAAGTTTGTGTGTACCCTCGTAACCAACCCAATTATTACCGTCGTCTGTCAAAGGTGATTCAAAATGAATGTATTTAACCCCTTTGCAATATTTAGCTAACTGTTCAAAATGTTCGTTGCTTAAATGTTCAATAAAATGTGTTGCAATAATAATATCGGCTTTTATTGTTCTTTTATCTGTAAACCAATCAAATTTTGTAGGCTTAATATAATTAACTTCTTTACATTTAGTTGAACGAATTGCAGCTTCGCAAATTTCTATACCGTACCAACCTGATAAATTAAAGTCTTGCAAAGCTTGTTTAGCTAAATCGCCCTTCCAAGTTCCGAATTCTAAAACAACTGCATTATTACATAACAATAAAGCTTCCTTTACATTATCATAGTTATAATGATTTTGTTCAGGATAACGTGCTTCTAATTCATTATGATAAGTTATTTGCTCATCAATTGTCATTGTATCGTAGCGTTCACGCCACTTGTCAAATTCGTTCATAATTTTATATTTGGTGAAAGATATTTTGCAGGTACACCGGCGTATTTACTATATTCTTTTGATTGACCTTTAAAAAAAGCACTTGCGCCAATCATACAACCCTGTTCAATTATACTAAACTGATGAAGAACTGCATTCAATCCAATGTTTGAATTAGTTTTAATAATAGAATGTCCGCCAATCTTTGCGCCGCAACTTATTGTTACATTATCCTGAATCATACAATCGTGTCCGATATGCGCGTGTTTCATAATAAAACAATTGTTTCTAATAAATGTGTCGTATTCTGTACCTGCGTCAATTGTAACCAATCCCGTAATTATATTATTGTCGCCAATAATAACCTTCCCTTTTTCCTGACCCCAAAACTTTTTGTGTTCAGCCGGGTCGCCAATAATGCAATAAGCGCCAATGTAATTGTTGTCGCCTAAAATAACGTTTTTGCCAATTATGGCGGTTGGGTGTATAAAATTAGCCATTTGCTTTTGGTTTACGTCCGCGTTTCTTCGGTTCAGGTTTATTTAATTCAATTCCTAATCTTTGGTCATTTTCAGAAGGTTTATTTTCAAATATAATGTTTTCTATTGGTAAACTTTTGGGTTGTTGCTCGTACCATTTATACAAACGCATAATCATTTCGTACTTACACGAACCGCACCAAACAGAAAATAAAAAATTAGGGTCTAAATATAACCTGTAAATATGTTCGTACATTTGAAGTTCAGCAAATTCAAGGTTGCGAATATAACCGTTCTTTGCGCTTTCATAATTTCCAATATTGGCTTCCAACCAATCGCGGTGTTCTTCTTTTATTTCCATAATTTCCATATTAATTTTGAAACAATCGGTGCTAAAAATCCTGCAATAAAAATTGTTGACGTAATATTTTGGATTAATTCAGGTGCGAAATAGTGTATTGGTGCAATCCACGCAGCCAAGCAACTTCCGCAATTGAAAGGCTTGAAATTGATTCGCCATTTAATTGGTAATTGGTGAATATCGTTAAAAAATAGTGATGCACAGACGGCGGTTAAAATTGATAAAATCATTTTCTAATATTTGTTTTCATTAATTTTTTGGTTTTGTTTATAGTTCTGACAATGGACATATAAGGAATTCCTGTTTTTCTGCTTAATTCTTTTGCGTTCTTCTTAAAGTCAATCGCATACAGTTTCAAAATTTCCTTATTGTACCAATGTAAATCTTCTAAATTCCTTTCAAGTTTTTCAAACAATTCTGTCGGTTCTTCGTTTAGTCGCGTCAATTCCTTGTTTACTTCATTGCCAACAAATTCCGTGTAATTCCTGTAATTCTTATAAAATGTACTTCTGTCGCTTTTAATCATATTTAACATTATTCGCACAATGTAAAATTTTAATTCGCTTCTTTGATACATTCCAACCAACTTTGATTCGTCCATTTCGCAAAGAACTAAAAAAACTTCAGCTTTTAAATCATACTGCAATTCTTCAGGTTGCATTTTCCCAAAGGCGTCGTTGACTTCCTTTGAATCCCAATATTCCGCTAAAATTTCATTTTTGACCATTCAATTAAAGTTGGTTTATTGTCCACTTCAGTACAAATATACACAATTCCACCACATTCGTAAATATCTTTTAACCTTTCTTTTTGTTCCACGCTTAATCGGTCACCAATCTTTTTGACTTCAACCGCAACATAAACGCCGTTTTCTGTGTACCCTTGTAAGTCCGCCCAACCTTTTTGAATAGTCCCTTTACGCTGCCCAAATGGAATATTGTTTACCCTGTTTAATCTGTAACCAATGTTTTCAAGGTTTGATTTTGCCCACTTTGTAAGTTCGTTTGCTGATATATCCATATTTTTTCGTAAAATTCTTTTTTAAATTTCAGCCTATTTGTTTTTGGTTCTACTTCAGTATAACAACCATAAAAGTCGGTAAAATTATCGGTATAACAATATTTAATTGTTCCGTAATGCGTATATTTAATTTGATAAATTTTCAAAATATTTAACTAAAGCTAATTTTTTACATTGTGTTTCAATAAATTCTTCGTTTTTTATATCTTTGCTGAATTTTTTTGCGTCCATAGGGTGCATTTTATTCATTCTTTGTAAATTGTCTTCACGAACAACTTTAATTGTATATAAAATTTCTTCAGGTGTAAACTGTAATTTGCCCTGTTTTAATAAAATTAAAAATACTTTGTCCGCATTGAATACCTTGTTAAAGTCCTGACGTTTACCATTTAGCCATTCGTTTTTTGTAAATTCAACAATTTCGTCGTCTGTCAATTGTGGAACAGGCGGTTCAGGTGGCGGCGGAATGTTTTTACGAACTTCGTTTGCTTTGGCTTTATAGGCATTCATTATTTGGGATATGTATTTGGGTGAAAACTTTTCAAAATGGTCTGTATTACATTCAAAACGACCTTGTACTGCCATTTTAAACGCAATCCTGAATTCATTTATTGTAAAATGCGGGTATGTTGTACGAATATAGTCTTCAATAATATCCAATTCCATTTTATCCGGTAACCTTGTTAAACCAATCAAAGTGAAAATATATGCCAATGTGCTTTTCAAATTATGCACGTCAACAACTGCTAATTTTTCGCCTTTAAAAGCTTCAACAATTGGTAAATCTTCTTTAGCTATTAACCCAATCGGATAGTCCTTCCATTCTTTTGCGACTTGCGGCGGTTGGGTCAGTATTTTTTGTATTTCCATATTTTATTCTGTTTTGTAACCACGTATTCACGCGGCGTTTAACATCAAAAAACTTTTCTGATTCATAACGCAATTTACCACTTTTTGATTGTTCACACCAATAAGCAATAAATTCTTCGTAAGATTCCGACAAAGTATTTTTGTAAGGTTCAATTAAAATTATAAAATTTGTTTGTGGGTCAACCGTAGGTTGAACAGTAATAATATTATTTACTTTACTTTCATTTACTTTTCTTTTCTTTTCTTTATGGTCGTTACGAACACTTTTGTAATGCGTTACATTTTCCGCAATGTCCTGATTTTCACGCCATTGTGAAATTCTTTTAAGGTTTTTTTCTTTTTTTATCTTATACTTTTCACTAAAGTTTAGTAATTGTTTGTTGAAAGTTTCACCATTGTTTGACGATATTATGTCAATACTTTCCATAAAGTTCCAACATTTTTCAAGCTTTTTGCCAACCTTTAATTGCATTTTTAGCACTTCAGTATTAACAGGTTTTTCCTGTTTGGCTAATTTTTCAAGTATTGTATAAAACAACCCCAAACCTTCATATCCGTATTTCATAAAAAGCAAAGCAACCTTTTCATCTTCAAACGCATTGCTATCGTGTAAAAAATATTTCATATAAAAAAAGGGTCGCGGGACGCCGGGAAATGGTACTTCCCGAAAATCCTTTGACCCAATATATTCGTAATTGCGTTGTACCATAACGCGTTTATTTAATTCCTGTCTGCAAATATAATGCTTTTTTCAATTCTTTTTTCAAGGAATGCAATTTTATTTCTGAACCAATCCGCCGTGTCAATTAAATCCTTTGCTGAATTTATATTATACATAACCGTCGTATGGTCGCCAACCCCAATAAACTGTCGTATTTCGCTTAATGAAAGTTTAGTATGCTTACGTATTAAATACGCAGCCGCCTTCCTTGCGTCAACAATGTTTTTTGTTCGGCTTTTTACAGACATTTTAGTATCAAATATTTCTTCAACCAACAAAGATATTTTCTTTGCTTCACTTGAAACGTCAGGGTCAATAATAACTTCGTCCTGTTTAATTAAATTGTTTTCCTTCATTATATTATGCAGCAATCGTAAATTTTGTCTTTGTGACTTGTAAAATTCTAAAATATCGCTTTTTAGTGTTTGCATAATTAAAAGGGTAAATCGTTGTTATCTTCTAAAGATTGAATTGGCGCATTTACAGGCGCATTATTGGCATTTGTTGGCGCAACGTAAGTATCTTCATAAATTTTGTAATCCGGGTGTTTTGGGTCTGTTTTGTAAGAATTAACCCACATTGAATACTTTTTACCATTGATTGCAAAATTAATTACTTCACCTTTAGGCGTTTGGCGCTTCCAAGCACCCCAATTTTCTTTTTTTACTTCTGACATTTTATATTTGGTTTGTGGATTCTTCTGAATCCTGATTAAAAAATACTGCTTTAAATTCACATTCATTTTCCCACTTTGCAAGGAATGCGCTTAATTCCTGATAGGCTTCCGGTGAATACCAACAATAATGGTAAACTTTAGCTAATAACATTTGACGTTCCATTGGTAGCAAATTTTGCATTCCATTTTCGTAATCCTGATATACTTCCTGATTCATTTTTTATAAGTTTATTTTGGCTTTTTCCCAACTTAAAATTGAACGAATGGCGTCTAATTGGTGAACAGAAGAAGCGTTAATTCTGTCAAATGCGTTTTTTAAACGTGACCATTCACGCGCCTTGCTTTTAACCCACATATTTACAGTTGAAGTTGCCAATTTACCTTCCATTATTTCGTGGATTTTGTCGCCAATTTCCATATCAATAACGCATTCAATCTTATATTCTGCGGCGGTTCTGTATTCGCCTGATTGTGTCATTGCAACGTTTAGTGTGTCCAATCGTTTAATCAAAGCGTCGTGATAATCCGCCGAATCATTTTTAGGCAATGGCATCTGTAAATAATCCAACATTTTTTCCGCCTTAATCGTTAATTCTTCAATGGTATATTCGCGCATTATTTATTAATTTGGTTTGCTTGTAATACTTTAAATGCTTTGTTATAATCGTCTTCTTTTGTAAACGATTCAATTTTAATTGCCATTTTATTCTTTTTGTCTTCTGTAAACGGCGTGTTTTCTAATAAAGTCTGTAAATATAAACGTTTATCGTCACCAACTTCGTCTTTATGTTCGTTGGTTGCGTCTGCGTCTTTTGTATCATCAATCGCAAACAGTCCGTTTAATGCGTATTTACGCGCATACGAAGAAGCTGACCCGGTTATTTGTGCAGCGTCCATTCCTTTCTTAACTTCTTCTTCACGCGCCCAACCGTGTGCGCTAATTGAATTTTCTTCGTCTGTTAATAATGTCGCAGTTGCTTTGACATAAATTCTGTCACCAACTTGCACAATTTCGTCACTAATTATTAAACAGGTTTTTTCTTTTGCCAATATTGGCTTAACCACTTCAATAATGTCTTCGGCGCTTCTGTACCTGTAATTGCCGAACTTGTTTAATTGACCCTTTGGCGCTTTTAATTCTGCCTGAATTTTGTAAATGTTCATAGGTTTTATTTTTGGTTTTAAAATTCGTATTCTTCAAATTTTTCTGTCCAATCCGACATTGGTGTAAATGGTATCGGCGGGAACGGGTTTTTTGGTTGAACTAACATTTCAGGATAATGCTTCTTTTTGAAGTTCTTTAAATTTTCTTTTGCCGAACTTAACATTTCCATTTTTTTACGTGCATCTGTTCCGTTGCTTCTGTCAAACAACCATTGGAAATATCGCACGTTTTCCTGAAGTTTAAAAAGTTTCAATTCTAAATTCATAATTGGTGTTTAATAAATACGTTTTCAATTTCTTCTAAAGCTGAATGCGCAAGTTCTTCAATGCGTTCAATGTTGTTTTCTTTTACGTAGTGCAAAATAAGATTCAAAGAACCGCGACTGAATCCCAACGCACCGGCATAGTCTGCGGCGCGACTTAATGGTTGGTGCATTATTTCCCCTATTGTTGTTTGTGTTTCTGTATTCATAAAAATTGTGCGTTGGTCAGACGCACCCCTGATTTTTTTTATTTTATTAATAATTCAAACCTGTATTTTTTATCTTCATCTTCATTGATAAAGTTAAAAAATAATTTTTCAGCTTCTTTTAATTTTAAAAGTTTAGCTGAATTTTCATCAACCCAATTTTCAGCAAATCCAAATCTACCCAATTGTATAAAACCCCCAAAATATTGGTTATGATTTACCAATTTTTTGTCTTTTGATTTTACAATTGTTTTTTTAATAACAAGATTCCCTGTTGCATTTTCCATTTGTGTTGTTTTTAATGAATAAATAAAGAACTATTATACAACAAATATACAGGTTTTGCACATAGCAACCAAATAAAAAGTGACGAACGGTAAAATAAAATGATGAACGGTAAACCTAATTTAGGTCTTTGTGGAAATACAACATTTCGTCACCGCCGTATGCGTATTCAGGGAAATAAAACTTAAACCCGCAGGAAATTAAATTGTTTGCGGACGGGTAATTGTCCTTTGTAGTGTATGTAATTGCAACATAACAACTTTCTTTGGCTGCGTTTAATCTTATTTTAATAAGCTTTTTATGTAACCCTAAACCCCTAAACCTTTTGTCAACCCACGCGCGATTGAATATACAAATCCCCTGCGTATAAATAGAACCGCAATAAGCAATAATTGTTTTCTTTTTGTCTAATACAACCCACCAATCCCGATTGTGTTTAAACTCGTTGCCGCAACCCTTAAAGTTTGGGTTGGTACGGTCTAATTCCTGAAGCTGAATATAAGCGTCAAAGTTTAGAATTTTGCCTTTGCTATATATTTTTAAAAGTTTCATTATAACCCTTTTAATTCTGCTTCGTCAGGGCGTTCAATTTCCTTGAATTGAATTCTATTGCCGCCACGAATCTTTGCTAAATTTTGACGAATATCCTTTTCAATGTCGTATAATTCCTGAAGCTTTTTTGTAAAAAATTCTTCCTGTTGGGACAATGTCCACTTATTGAATCCCTTTGGCATTCTCATTTGTTTTTAGTTTTATAAGTTTTTTTAAATAAATTGACAAGTCCAACGCTTCTTCGTAGGCGTGTTGTAACCAATCAATTTCCGTTAGGTCTGTTCTGTCCATTGTTGTACCGTATTCCTTAATTCCTTTGTCTTCACGTGCCAACAAATCGTCAATAATTGTATATAGGATTTTGCTCATTATTTGTCTGTTTTGGAATGAAATTTATTGCAAACTTTACATTTGTATTGAATACGGGTTAAGCCGGTTGCGGTTACAACTGAATTATTTTTAATAAGGTCTTCAGAACCCGCGCCACATTCAGGACACGAACCCCTGTCTTGACCAAATACAACGCCGTAATGCGTCTTTGGTGCAATATGGTTGCCTAATAATTTATAAACTTCTTCTAATAATGAAACGTCCTTTTTACAGTATTTAATCATTTTTTCCATTGCAACCTTGTCTTTGTTCAACAGAATATCCTTCCAAAGATTAAATTCGGTTTTGATTTTCCCGCCTAAACCTAAAAATTCGGCAATGTAATTTAGTCTGTTTGATTGAAAACGGAATTTAGAACGGGCAACCTTTAGCGTGTCAATTGTCTGATAATTTGGGAACATATCAATCCCGTGAAATAAACAACGGGTTCTTATCCACGCCAAATCAAACTTGTCGCCATTGTGACCAACCAATTCGTTTGCAGTATTTGCAACCGCAATAAATTGTTCCAACATTCTTTTGTCATTCTGTTTGGCGTCCCATTGTAAAGCATAAACTTCCTTTTCGTCTTGCCATTTATAACAA